ACAAATCACTAGGAGGTGACAATATGTCAGAAGAAATAATCAAAAACCAGCCAGGCGCTAGTGGAGATCTAGGTGGAACAGCACCAGGACTTTACCAGGGTCAAGGTGCTTTCGCATCAGGTGGAATTGGTGGAGTAACAGATCCAGGTGCAAATACACTTGGAAACATTCCAACAGCAACTCTTGGATCTACAAGCGGAGCAAACGCTGTTAACCCTAGTGGTTCAGCGGCTTCTGGAATTTTGCGCCCTGAGCAGGCACGTCGTTTTATCGACTATGTTTGGGATGCAACAGTATTAGCAAAGGATGGCCGTCGTGTAACAATGAAGGCTAATTCTATGGAACTTGAGAAGGTAAACGTCGGTGAGCGTGTAATTCGTGCAGCAGCGCAAGCAGTTGGTACATACACAAACACAGGTGCAACATTCTCTAAGGTCGAACTTACTACCAAGAAGATTCGTCTTGATTGGGAAGTAACAGCAGAATCATTGGAAGATGGTGTAGAAGGTGACGCTCTAGAAGATCACTTGGTACGCTTGATGACAAATGCATTTGCAAATGATATCGAAGATCTCGCTATCAATGGTGATGGTTCTACAGGAGCATTCTTGTCAATCATGCCAGGCTTCGTTAAGAAGGCCAAGGATGGAGATGCACATGAGTCAGTTGTTACAGTAGCAGATAATGCTTGGACACCTGATGTAATGCAGGGCATCATCAATGCAATGCCACGTAAGTACCGTGCACTTAAGAACAATCTTAAGTTCTACGCAGGTACAGACGCATTCGGTGGAATCGTTAAGAACAACGGTACACTTGCTGATGCAGTAGCAGAAGCATTTGCAGGCCAGATGCCAGGATCAACCCAGGCAAACCGCCAGTCATACCTTGATGGTATCGGACAGACATTCGGTGGAGCACGTACAACTCGTGTTCTCGGAATCGAAGTTCAGGAAGTTCCTTACTACCCAGCAGGTTATATCGACTTGACATTCCCTGCAAACCGTGTATGGGGATTCCAGCGCGATATCACTGTAAACCGTGAATACGTAGCAAAGAAGGACACAATTGAGTACACAGTATTCGTCCGCTTTGGTATTCAGTGGGAAGAAGAGGATGCAATTGCATTCGCTGACGCTGCTTCAGAAGACTAATCTGTAGACAGTACCTTTAATGGGGGGCGGGAGTTCACTCTCCTGTCCCCCTTAATACTTTAATGATATAATACAAACAAGGAGGATACAATGGAAAATAATAGTCCGTTTTCAGAATACAAGGAAAAAATGCAAGCCAACGCTGAGCAGCATGCTGAAGAAGCACAGGTTGCAGAGGCAGTAGTTAATGCACCAGCAGAGCCAGTTGTAGAGCCAGTAGCAGAGCCAGTTGTAGAAGCACCAGTAGTTGAGGCACCAGTTGTCGAAGCCCCTGCAGCAGAAGAACCAGTTCAGTCACTAGGGTTTACAAAGACAGGCGCGATTGGATCAATGGCAGCAGATGGTCCAAGCAAGAAGATCAATACAGATGTAGACCTTTCAGATAAGGTTGCTCTTTACTCAACAAAGAGTGTCCGCTGGGAAGAAGTAGGATCACTTTCTAGAGGATATAACATTGTTACAAAGGCAAAAGCAGATAAGTGGCTAACTCGTGGGCATGTTCGTATTGCTACACCAGAAGAAGTCAAGAAGGCTTTTGGATAAAAAATAATGGAGATTCTGAGAGTTCCGACAAGCGTTGCAAACTACAAGTTGCCTACACCAATAAATGTTATTGGTTCGTGGGTAGCAATTGCAACTGCTTCGTCGGACTCTTCAGAGTATTATTTGGATGGGTTTCAAGGGTATAGTTTTAATGAAGAGTTACAGACAGTAGCCGTAGAGTCATCAACAGTTTCTGTTATAAGTTTGCAGTATTTACCTAAACTAGATGATGACTACTCAATAACAATAAAGACTGCAGCACAGTCAAGACTTGACATAGTTGCTCAAGTATGGAATTCTGGAACCTCCAGAACAGTTCTATTAGGAGCGACAACACTAACAGGTCAAGCACAAAGAGATTATATGGATACTGAAGAGTATAAAAATGCAACAGACGCAAAAGAAAATGTTTTAAATATTTTAGAAACTTTGGATGTAGTTGTATTAGAAGATGACTTTACATATGTGAGACCATACTCAAACCCAGAAACAAACGCAAGTACAGCATCAGAGATTGCAGCATATTCTGCAAACGAAGAGATTGCAAGAGCAATTATAGATTCTATCATAGAGCAAGGTTTTTACTACAAGAGAAAAGTTTTACACTTTATAGGAACTGGATCAGACTATCTTCCAGTTTGGGATGATGTCAAAAAGGTTGTCAGTGTGTATGAAAATAACAAGTTGGTAGAAGACAGAGAATTTGAGTTGACATCAGACAAAACAGCGATTGTAGAAAAGTCTACAGACAACATTAATCGTGCAGAGTCTGCACCACTGGTTTTGCCAGCAGCATCTTCAGACTCTTTAGATCCACAGTTCGTTTATAGAGGTTTTGGAAATACTTGGGATTATGTAATAACTGTAGAGCATGGATATCCAACTATTCCATCAGACATTGTTAGAGCAACAGAAATGTTGATTCATGATTTAGAGTGTGGAAAGTTAGACTATTACAAGAGATTTATTTCTTCTTATAACACAGATCAGTATAGAATTCAGTTTGATAAGGGTCTTTTCGAAGGAACAGGAAACATAATCGTAGACAAGATACTTTCAAAGTATGCTAAGTCTATTACAAAAATTGGGGTGTTGTAATGACAGTTTGTGAGACACCAGACTTTATGTTCCCTATGCAAGCATCTGTATATCATCCAATTATTGAGCAAGGACAATACGGAGCAATTAAAAAGCAGTGGGTTTTAGATAGAGTCTTTGCCTGTAGTTTTACTTCGGGTGGCTCTGCTTTTAAAGAAGAAGTAAAGCCAAATGTAAATATAACACAGCATTCAATTTTAGTTGGAAGAACAAAGTCAGACTTAAGGATTTCGTCTCTAGATAGCAAAAATGCATTAACCAATATTCTTATTACAGATATCAAGGATCAAGAAGGAAACCTAATTTATATGGAAACTTCAGGACCAAGATCTGGCAGAGGAACACTTTTTGAAATAGCGACCTATGAACCTTTTACTGGTCCATTTGGCACAGTAGAGTCTTTTAATATTCTTATTAGAAGATCAGAAAATCAAACAGGTGACGTATGAAAGCAGTGTTTAATTCTAATCAGTTTAAAAAAGAAATGAATAATATTGTTAATTACTCTGTTGGATTTTTAGAGGGTGTACAGAAAGGTAAGAATGTATTCCTAAAGACAGTAGGCCTAGAAACAGTAGAGTTGATGAAAGAGTTTATAGACTCAAACGCAAGAGTAAATCCAGATATGCTTCATCATATTTATGAGTGGAATCAAACAGGAAGCCCAAGTGCAAGGCTGTACGATATTTCTTATACCACAAGCAATCTAGGACTTTCTTTTAGGTCATCCTTTAGTCAGTCAGTATCAATTAAAGATGGATCAAGAACTCCATTTTATGATAAAGCAAGAATTATGGAAGAGGGAATTCCAGTAACCATTAGACCAAGAGTCGCACAGACTCTGGCATTTGAGGATAATGGAGAGACAGTATTTACAAAGGGTCCAGTAAGAGTGGATAATCCTGGAGGAACAGAAGTAGAAGGCGGTTTTGAAAGGGTATTCGATATGTTTTTTAATAGATATTTTTCACAAGCATTTTTAAGAGTAAGTGGTGTTGCAAAGTATCTTGAAAATCCACAGGTTTATAAAAAAGATATGCAGTCAGGAAAGAAAATAGGCAAGAGTAAGGGCGTATCAACAGGATACCGCTGGATTGCTAATGCAGGAGTTGGGGCATAATGTCAGCAACGATACATCATCCACCATCAATAATTAATAAATATTTAGGATCAAAGGTTGATGAACGGTTTGATTCTGGAACTACATACTTCTTCCCAACACTACCAACAGACATTGATTCTTTAACTCAAACATTCCCACAGTCAAACGGACTGTTTGGTGTTTATGACAGAATGTTTAAAATGAGAAGAACTCCATTTCCATACATAAAGTGTGAACAGGTTTTGTACTATTTTTATGCTACTGGAGACTCTGTAAAAGGATGGGGGCCAACCGAACAAATGGTTCATATTCAACAGATGGTCAGCGAACTACTTGACAATGGTGATGATTCAGCAAAAGACCTTAATGAATGGGCAGCAGCAAACGAATCACTTTGGTCAGCAGAATCTAAGCCAGTATTCTTCCATAACTTTAAAATATATCAACTAGAAGAAACTAGAGATATTATAGACTTTGGCACAGCCCGTACCTACGCTGGTAATAAGATAATCATAGACTACGACTGGCACCAAGGATAAACCATCAATAAAGGGTGTTATAATTGAGGTGAGGAAACAACCCCCTTTTAATAAAATGAAAGAGGTGAGAATATGGCATATAGCCGTGGTTCAAGTAGCAATATCATCGTAGGTGCAGCAGCACTATTTACGCATGACGCAGGTCCAATCGGATACGAAACACTAACTGGAGCAATTACTGATACTCAAGCAGCATCAGATCTTCCAGTGTTCACAGCATCCACAACATCTTACAAGGATACATTGTCTTCAAATGATGACTATACCAACGTAGGATACACATCAAATGGTTTGGAACTCGCATTCCAGCCAGATTTTGGTGAAGTAGCAGTAGATCAACTTCTCGACGTTGCTCGTTTGTTCAAGCAGGGTATGACAGTTAATCTAAACACTGCATTCGCAGAGGCAACACTAGAAAACCTTCTAGTAGCAATTGCAGGAGATGACGCAGATCTAACATCAGCATCAGGAGTTTCACAACTCAAGATGTCTGCTGGTGATATCGGCGACGTTCCTCTAGAGCGTGGTCTCGTAGCAGTAGGACCAGGTTCTGGTTCTTCTCTAGAGCCAAAGGAAAGAATCTATGTTGCATACCGTGCACTCTCAATTGAGAATGTTACAGTATCAGCAAAGCGTGATGAGGCTTCAATGTTCGAAGTATCATTCCGTCTCCTTCCAAACGACAACGCATCATACGGTAAGATCGTAGATCGTTCACTAGAAGCATAATACAACTTAATAATACAGTAGGCCCAGCCCTTCGGGGTTGGGTCTTTCTGTTTGGTATACTTATATAATGGCAACAAGTGTTTATGATAAAAAAGAATTTAGTCTTGTAGATGGGACTAATATTATTGCTGCCCCCCTTAAAATAAAATATCTAAGAGAATTTTTAGAGGTATTTGAAACAATCAAGCAAGCAAAAACAGATGATGAGTCAATATCTGTTTTAGTTGACTGTGCTCTAATTGCCATGAAGCAGTATGTGCCACATATTAAAACAGTTGAAGAACTGGAAGATAATTTAGATTTGCCAACAATCTATGAGGTTATAGATATCGCAGCAGGAATCAAGATTAATGAAAAGTCTGAGGATACTGTAAAATCTCAGGCGGTAGATAGTGGATCTTCTTGGGAAACCCTAGACCTAGCAAAACTAGAATCAGAGGCATTTCTTATTGGTATATGGAAAGACTATGAGGAACTAGAGCAGTCTTTGTCTATGCCAGAACTAACAGCAACAATTAAAATAAAAAGAGAATTAGACTATAGTGACAAAAAATTTGCTGCTGCCATGCAAGGAGTAGATTTAGACAAAAACTCTGGTAACCAAAATGCCTGGGAAGACATGAAGGCAAGAGTATTTAGCAAGGGTGCAGCAAACAATGGAAATGACATTCTTGCTTTGCAAGGCAAAAATGCAGAAAAGGCTGGATTTGGTATTGGCATGGGTCTTGACTACGAGTCATATTAATGCTAAAAATAAGCCTGCGCTATGGTATAATTGACTAAACCTTATAAGGAGGAATAAATGGCAACCGCCACTGAAGAAAAAACAGTAACACTGATCGACGGAACAAAGATCAAGGTAAGACCATTAAAGATATCTCTACTTCGTCCATTTATGAAGAAGTTTGAGGATATTGCAAAGGTAGCAGAAGATAACGAAAAGTCTATGGATCTACTAATGGACTGTGTACAAATCGCAATGCAGCAATACAAGCCAGAATTGGCAGAAGACAAGGAAGCCCTAGAAGAAAACCTAGACCTTCCAACTGTATACAAGATTGTCGAAGAGGCATCTGGAATCAAACTTTCAGACGCAGCGCTACTTGGCAACATTGTAAATAACTAAATAAGAGGTGTTAATGGATGGCTGATGTTCAATCCAATATTCATGTAAATATTGATACGTCGGATGCTTTAGCAAGTTTAAAACTTCTACAGCGTCAAATATCAGCCTTCCATACACAAATGGCAAAGTCTGGTACCTCTGCAGCAGCGGTAGCAGCAAACCAAGCACAAAATTTAATGAACAGCATAAATGCTGCTGGACAATTCCAGGCATCTATGCGAACAGTTACAACAAGCACAGAGTCTTTTACTAACGCATTAGAAAAGAATAAACTAACCTCAAGAGAGTATTTCAGATACACTGGGGCAGCAACAAAAACTTTCGGTAGACTATTTAAGTCTGAATTTGAGACAATCAATAAAGTAGCACGAGAGCGTGTAAAGGATATTCAAACTCAATATATCAAATTGGGTCGTGGAGCCAATGGTGCTCTACAAGCAATTGCTGTCAGACCTCTAACGCTAGATATGAAAAACCTTGGCACACAAACAGCCATGGCAGCACAGAAACAACAAATTTTAAATCAACTGTTAAAGCAAGGATCAACCAACCTACTAAACTTCGGTAAGAATACTCAGTGGGCAGGTCGCCAGTTAATGGTTGGTTTTACAGTTCCTCTTGTAATGTTAGGAACCCAAGCAGCAAAAACATTCATGAAACTTGAAGAGCAGGCTATTAGATTCAAGCGTGTTTATGGAGAACTCTTTACAACTCAAGAAGAAACCGATGCAATGGTTAAGGATATTCAGCGCCTTGCAAAAGAATATACTAAGTACGGAGTTGCAGTAGAAGAAACAATGAAGATGGCTGCAGATGCAGCAGCAATGGGTAAGATGGGTGCTGACTTAACTGCACAGGTTGCTCAAGCAACTCGTCTTGCTGTTCTTGGTGGTGTTGAACAAGCACAAGCATTAGAGACAACAATCTCTGTAACAAATGCATTTGGTGTTGCAACAGAAGATCTTGCAAAAAAGATTGACTTCCTTAACGCAGTTGAAAACCAGACTGTTGTATCTATTGAAGATTTAACAATAGCAATTCCAAAGGCTGGACCAGTTGTTCAGCAACTTGGTGGAGATGTAGAAGATCTTGCATTCTTCCTAACAGCAATGAAGGAAGGTGGAATTAATGCATCGGAGGGTGCTAACGCACTTAAGTCTGGCCTTGCATCTTTGATTAATCCTTCTGAAAAAGCATCAAAGATGCTGCAGGGTCTTGGTATTAATATCAAGGGTATTGTAGAAGGAAATGCTGGAGATGTTA